GGGTGAAGTTGTTATTGAAGATGTTTATGATGAAGTTTTTAATTTTCTTTTAAATGAGGGATGTACAGTAGAAGAGTCAAATTACATTATGACTTATGTTGTGGAGCAAGGAATGCATCCGCAAGAAGTTGTTGCTCGTGGTATTGCTAATATTCTTGGTCTTGATAAACCACATCCCACGCAAGTATTTGCACAGGGTTTGAGAAAAATGCTTTATCCCAATAAACCAGTAGAAGTAAAGGCACCAAAACCACCAACACCAAAAGTTACAAAAGTTTCTTCTCCAGCAGCAAAACCAACTACAACTAAACCAAATCCATATAGACCTGGTGCTACACTTAGAGCAACTGGTCCGAATCTTGATAAATTTCCAGAACTTGCAAGATTTGCTGACCAAGGAAGAAAAATTGCAGAACCTGTTGCCAAGACTGCATCTACTATCGCTACTCTAAGAAATCTTACTCCTGCTGGCGCTGCAGCTGCTGTTATGGCACCAAGACCAACTGCTGATGGAACTTTAACTGCTGCAATGAAGCGTGGAGACGTTGCTTTACCTGCACCTAAACTTCCAACCCCTCAAAAAGCGAAAAAACCTACACAAAATACAGTTACAAAAGATACTGTAAAAAAAGTTAAACCAAATCCAGTTATAAAAGATACTTCAAAAACAGTTGCAACAAAAACTAAATCAGTTGATCCTGATATTAAAAGATATCAAGAACTAAGAACTAAGGATCCTGCAAAAGCAAAAGAACTTGGAAATAAGATCTGGTTGAAGAAATATGGATCTCCAACAGAGGGGGATTATGCATAAATAAATAAAAAAAAGTATTCATAAAAATGGACGCAAAAGAAATTCGCAATTTACAAGAAGCATATAATCAGGTTTATCAACTTGATGAAGGTAGAAGAACTAGTTTGAGTGCTCTTTCTCGGGAATCTCAACAGCGTGAAGCGGATGAGAAAAGAGGAAGACCAGAAACTAAGGCTGAAACACATGGCAGATTAATGCTAGGTAAGTTTAGTCCAAGTGCTTCTAAAGAAGAGAGAGCCGAAGGTGGTCGTGAAAGACTCAGAGATAGGGGAAAAGTTCCGCAAAAGGGTGGAAAAGATATGTTTGAGCATATTTTGGAGCACCTAGTTGCTGAAGGTTATGCTGATACCAATAAGGCAGCACTTGCTATTATGGCAAATATGAGTGAAGAATGGAAGCAAGATATTGTTGAAGGCATGACTATGAAGGACTTCAAAGCAAATCGTAAAAAACTTCAGCGTAAGGAAGCTTCCGATGATGCTAAAAAAAGAGGACATGTTGATAAGTTTACTGGAAAACCTTATGGAACTGCGGAAGCAGCGTCTAGAAGAAGAAACCTAAATCCTGCTGAAAGAGAGTCAAGACGTAAGTTTGCCGAAGACCCAAACTGAACCACTTTTCAAACTGGCACATAAGAGGGTCTAACCACCCTCTTTTTTTGTATGATGGTTCCATAAGAAATCAAACCTATGACCGTCCGCCACGAAATCAAGTCCCAACTTGCTAAACTTCTTGCTACCGAAGACCTTGTGGTTGAGCACAAGAAGGTAGAGACTGCTTGCTTTAACGTCCATACCCGTGTGCTGACCCTGCCGATGTGGGAACGTGCTAGCAATACCGTCTATGACCTTCTGGTAGGTCACGAGGTCGGACACGCTCTCTATACTCCTGATGAGGACTGGTTGGAGAAAGTAAAAGTTCCCCCGCAGTTTGTGAATGTGGTGGAGGATGCTCGTATTGAGAAACTGATGAAGCGTCGTTATGCTGGTCTCGCCAAGACCTTCTATAATGGTTATAAGGAACTTGCTGACGATGACTTCTTTCAAATCAAAGATGATAATGTAGAAACTTATAATCTTGCCGACCGTGCAAACCTGTGGTTCAAGGTTGGTAATTATGTAGATATTCCTGTTGAACCTGGTGAAGAGACTGAAATCATCAATCTGATTGCCGATACTGAGACCTTTGCCGATGTTCTGATTGCCGCAGAGGCACTCTATAAGTATTGTAAGCAGAAGCAACAGGAAGAAACCAAGACTTCTCTGGACAATCTTGAGTCGCAGCAGAGTGGTGCTGATAATCAACCCGCTTCTGATTTTACTGACCAGGAGCAAGGTGAGAGTGAGCAACCTGAATCTGAAGGTTCTGATGGTGCTGCTACTTCTGATGAAAATTCTCAGCAGCAACAGCAACCTACAAATGAAGGTGGTGAGAATGATGAAGAACCTGAAGTCAAGACGATGGAGTCTCTGGAAGAGGCACTGAAAGAACTTGTAGGTAATGATTCCTATGAGAATGTTTACCTTGAACTGCCTCAACTTGACTTGGATAAGGTGATTGTTCCTAATTCGGAGATTCATTCCAAGTGTAAAATCAGTTGGGAACTTTTTCTTTCCGAGCGTGAATATAAGCAAGAGGATATCTTTGGTGAAGTTGATAAGCAGTATGTGGAATTCAAGCGTTCTGCTCAGAAGGAAGTCAACTATCTGGTGAAAGAGTTTGAATGTCGCAAGGCAGCAGATTCCTATGCTCGTGCCACAACTTCCCGCACTGGTGTATTGGATTGTTCTAAACTTCATACCTACAAGTATAATGAAGATATCTTCAGGAAGGTTACGACTTTTGCTGATGGTAAAAATCACGGTCTGGTATTTGTTCTGGACTGGTCTGGTTCTATGTCTAATGTGATGCTGGATACGGTCAAGCAACTCTTCAACCTGATTTGGTTCTGTAAGAAAGTTTCAATTCCGTTTGAGGTTTATGCTTTCACCACTGATTATCCTCTGGTGAAATATGGTGAAGATGGTAAGGCAAGCATTCGTGAACTTGCCTATAAGAAGAAAGATGGTCTTGTTCAGGTTGGTGAATGGTTCTCTATGATGAATCTTCTCACCAGCAAAGTGAATGTGAACACTCTGGAGGAGCATATGAAGAATATTTTCCGTCTTGCTAAGTCTTTCTGTTACAATTCTCACTGCTATTATTCTGCTCCTCTTGGAATGGGTCTTTCAGGAACTCCCTTAAATGAGGCACTGATTTCTCTTCATCAGATTCTGCCTAAGTTCAAGAAGGAGAACAAACTTCAGAAAGTTCAGTGTGTGGTTCTGACTGATGGTGAGGGATGCCTTGTGAAATATCATCATGAGGTTCAGCGTCGTTGGGAAGATGAACCATATATGGGTACCGCTCACATTGGTTTTAATGCCTTCCTCCGTGACCGTAAGACTGGAATGACTTATTCTTGTGACTCTGAGAAGCAGGAATTTACTGAGGTTCTTCTTCACAATCTGAGGGACAAGTTTACTGATATCAATTTTATTGGTATTCGTGTTCTTGAATCCCGTGATGCCGGTCAATTCATTCGCCGTTATTGTGGATTCTATGGTTCTGAGTATGATAAGGTGATGGGTGCTTGGAAGAAACAGAAGGCATTTACTCTCAAGAACTCTGGGTATCATTCCTATTTTGGTCTGTCTTCTACCACTCTTTCTCAGGATTCTGAGTTTTCTGTTGCTGACGATGCAACAAAGGCGCAAATCAAATCTGCCTTTGTGAAGAGCCTTAAAACTAAAAAAATGAACAAGAAAATTCTGGGTGAGTTTGTGGAATTGGTTGCCTGATAAATACTTCAAAGAGTTATACTAGGTCTAATGAGTAGATTTACCAATTTATTTCAGGAAACTGCACCTGAAGTAGCACCAGTCCCACAAGTAGCACCAGTCCCACAAGTAGCACCACAACCAGACAAGGTTGAGAAAGTTTTTGATGAAAAACCAGTAAAAGTAGTCAAGAAGAAAAAGTCCTCCTGAACCACTTTCCAAACCGTCACAAGGGGCACTCGGTTGCCCCTTTTTTGTGTGTATAATAAGTCTGTTGAAACAAACCACCTAACTACATTATGTCTCGCAAATCTTCTGTGAACGACGCCCAATTGATCGAATCTATCAAAGAACTGTACGGTTCTAAAATTACTTCTGGTGACCTGAAAGGTTTCTGTGCTTCTCGTAGTCTCAACTATCAGACCGTGACCCGTCGCTTGGAATCTTTTAAGACCGCTCGTGGGCGTTGGAATCTGGAAGTGACTCAAGAACGTGTTGAAGAGATTGAGCGTTCTTATCAAGCACCTTCTGTTCTCCCTGCAGTTGAGCAAAATCTTATCCCCGAAAAAGATGATACCTTCGTCAAGTTTGGTAACTTTAACGATATTAAAAAAATTATTCAGTCCCGTCTCTTTTACCCTACGTTCATTACGGGTCTTTCGGGTAACGGTAAAACGTTCTCGGTGGAGCAAGCGTGTGCTCAACTTAAGCGTGAACTAATTCGTGTAAACATTACGATTGAAACTGATGAAGATGATCTTATCGGCGGTTTCCGTCTTGTGGATGGTGCTACTGTCTGGCACAATGGTCCAGTCATCGAAGCACTCCAGCGTGGAGCAATCCTGCTCCTTGACGAGATTGACCTTGCCTCCAACAAAATCCTTTGCCTACAATCCGTGCTAGAGGGTAAGGGTGTATTCTTGAAAAAGATTGGTAAGTTTGTAAAACCTGATGAAGGTTTCAACGTGATTGCCACTGCAAACACTAAAGGTAAGGGTTCTGATGACGGTAGGTTCATCGGCACCAACGTGCTCAATGAGGCGTTCCTGGAGCGTTTCCCTGTGACATTTGAGCAGCAGTATCCTGCCCCTGCAACCGAGCAGAAGATCCTGGAAGGGGTTGCTCTGGATTTGGGTGTGGAAGACCGCGACTTCTGCAAGCGTCTGGTTGATTGGGCAGATATCATCCGCAAAACTTTCTACGATGGTGGTATTGAGGAAATCATCAGTACCCGCCGTCTGGTTCACATCATCCGTGCCTATAGCATTTTCCAAGATAAGGCAAAGGCAATCCAAGTGTGTGTAAACCGCTTTGATGATGAAACCAAGCAAGCATTCCTCGAATTGTATGATAAAGTGGATGCTGATTTCCAAATGCCAGAAGGCGAACATGTAACTTATAACCTTGACGAGCAGCAAGCAAACTGATAGAATATGAGGAGGTAAAAAGTGCCTCCTCTTTTTATGACTGAAACAACTTTTAATATTACTATGAGTGAAACAACAAATCATCTTTGGAAATATAACGAAGATAAAATCCTCAAAGATGTTGAGGATTATGTAACCAGCACCTATCACGGTCACTATTGTGGTGATGAAGAAGATTATGCTGATATCCAAACAATTGATCTGATGGCAGCAAAGAAACTGGCAGCAGGTTTTTGTCAAGCAAACATCCTAAAGTATGGTTCTCGTTATGGAGACAAGGATGGACGTAATAAGCGTGATTTGATGAAAGTCATTCACTATGCTATGCTATTGCTTCACTTTGACAAACATTATTCCCGCAAAGATAATGGTCTCTCTGAATTTCGTTGATTATGAAACTCCAAGATAAAACTATGAAACTCTCTGATAATACTCTTGCTCTTCTCAAGAACTTTGCTGGCATTAACAATTCCATTCTTGTAAAGCAGGGTAATCGTCTTCGTACCATTTCTGTGGCAAAAAATATACTAGCTGAAGCAGAAATTAGTGAAGAATTTCCTCGTGACTTTGCGATTTATGACCTCAATCAGTTTCTCAATGGTCTGAGTCTTCACCAAGACCCCGACCTTGACTTTACTGAAGAATCGCATCTCAGTATTAAAGAAGGTAAGCGTCGTGTAAAATATTTCTTTGCCGACCCCAATGTGATTATCTCTCCTCCCGATAAGAACATTCAACTTCCTTCACAAGATGTTTGCTTCCAATTGGACAGTACTTCTCTAGAAAAACTGGTCAAGGCAGCAGCAGTGTATCAACTTCCCGACCTCTCTGCTGTTGGTGAGAATGGTGTCATCAAACTAGTGGTTCGTGATAAGAAGAATGATACTTCTAATGAGTATGCCATCGTTGTTGGTGAAACTGATTCTGAATTTACCTTCAACTTCAAGGTAGAAAACATCAAGATTATTCCTGGTTCTTACGACGTGGTTGTGTCAGAAAAACTACTGTCACAGTTTACGAATCCTAAGTACAATCTTTGCTATTATATTGCTCTGGAACCTGATTCTACGTTTGGTTGATGAAGAGTTGAGGAAACTTGCAGATTATTATGAACATTTTTGTGACGCATAAATTTCCGGCAGAAAGTGCAATTTGCCTCCCAGACAAGCATATCGTCAAGATGCCCCTAGAGTGCTGTCAAATGCTCTCTATCGTGGCATCAGAGAAATGGGGGTATGGGTACGGCACTCTTCCTAAGGCAGATGGAACCCCCTACAAGACCGAGAAAGGAGCATTCCGCAATCATCCCTGTACCAAGTGGGCAATGGAGAGTATCCATAATGCCTACTGGTTAATCAAGTGGGGATTAAACTTGTCTGATGAATACTGCCTGAGGTATAATAAAACTCACTCCTGTTATAAAACTCTTGTGGATGCATACTATTTGTTTCCCAGGGGTAAGATTACAGAAGTGACTCCATTTGCTCGTGCTATGCCCGAGGAGTGGAAGTTTGACGACACTATTGATACATTTGAAGCATACAAAAGGTACATCGCATCCAAACCTTGGGTGTCTGATAATTACCTTAAAATGCCTGAAAGAAAACCTTCGTGGATAAATTAAATTATGGCAAGTGAATTTCTTCTGACCGAAAAATACCGTCCTCAAGTAATTGACGATTGTATTCTTCCTGATGAAACTAAAAAAACATTTAAGGAGTTTGTAGATAAGGGGGAGATTCCAAACCTTCTTCTCGCCGGACCTCCTGGTATTGGTAAAACTACAATTGCAAAGGCACTATGTAACGAATTAGGAGCAGATTATTATGTCATCAACGGATCCGACGAAGGACGTTTCTTGGATACTGTACGGAACCAAGCAAAGAACTTCGCTTCGACCGTCTCACTTACGGGATCTTCTAAACACAAAGTCATTATTGTGGATGAGAGTGACAACACAACCAACGACGTACAACTCCTACTACGGGCGAATATTGAGGCATTTTATAACAACTGCCGATTCATCTTCACCTGTAACTACAAGAACAAGATCATCGAACCCCTCCACTCACGATGTGCCGTCATCGACTTCACAATTAAGGGAAAGCAAAAAGCACAACTCGCAGGAGCATTCTTCAAACGTCTCCAAACGATTCTGGATCAAGAAAAAATTGAGTATGATCAAAAAGTCGTTGCGGAACTGGTATCAAAACATTTCCCCGATTTCCGAAGAGTTCTAAATGAAATTCAAAGGTATTCTACAGGGGGTAAAATTGACTCTGGTATCCTTGCAACTTTCTCTGATGTAACTGTAAATGAACTTATCAAAAACCTTAGGGAAAAGAACTTTTCTGAAGTCCGTAAGTGGGTGGTATCTAATCTTGATAATGATGTCACTGTACTTCTGCGTCGTATTTACGATGCTCTTTATAATGCCCTTGAAAACAATAGCATTCCTGCTGCTGTGCTTGTTCTTGCTAAGTATCAGTATCAGTCAGCATTTGTAGCAGATCAAGAAATCAATATACTTGCCTGTTTAACTGAAATTATGTGTGAGTGTGAATTTCAATGAATCCATATAAAATCAACAAGGCGTTACTGGTAGAGTATCCAGTCAAAACAACACCTGAAAATGTGAAAGAGGCAAATGAAGGTCTCTTTCGTGCTAAAATGACTCTTCCTGCTGCCGCAAAGCATTGTGGTATGACGCAGAAAGAAATGAAACTTACATTTTTTGAGTATTTGAAGTATCACAAACCTGATTATGACCAGTCTAAAGAGTCTTAAAACTGCTTTACGTTATCCTGGCGGTAAGTCCCGTGCTTGTGAAAAGATGGGACCTTATTTTCCAGATCTTCGCAACTATGATGAGTTTCGTGAACCCTTTCTTGGTGGTGGAAGTGTTGCGATTTATATTACAAAGAAATATCCGAACCTAGATATTTGGGTAAATGATTTATATGAACCTCTTGTAAACTTCTGGCAACAACTTCAGATCTTTGGAAATGATCTAAAGGATAAACTGGTAGATCTTAAGACAGCAAACAATACTCCAGAGTTAGCAAGAGAACTTTTCCTTCAAGCAAAGGAGCAAATCAATGACCAAAGTTTGCCTAGCATTGATCGTGCTGTGGCTTTTTATATTGTCAATAAGTGTAGTTTCAGTGGTCTCACGGAAAGTTCATCATTTTCACAACAAGCTTCCCAAAACAACTTTAGTTTGCGAGGGATCGAAAAACTGCCTGAGTATTCTAAGATAATCGAACACTGGCGTATAACTAATTATTCCTATAATTACTTGATGGATGGAGATAAAGGTGCTTTTATGTATCTCGATCCTCCTTATGATATTAAGGATAATCTCTATGGGCGTAAGGGATCAATGCACAAAGGATTTGATCACGATAAGTTTGCTGCTGATTGCGATACTAACAATATGGATCAGTTGATTAGTTATAATTCAGACCAACTAGTTAAAGAAAGATTTAAAAACTGGAATGCTGCTGAGTTTGATCTTACGTATACGATGAGATCTGTTGGTGAATATATGCGAGATCAAAAACAACGTAAAGAACTCTTGCTTTTTAATTATGGAATTGAAGGACTGGTTAAACTCGATCAATCAGACGAAGCAACATCTGATTGACGAAGATCCTTCACTTGAGAAGGAATATGCACCTTACATTATCAATCGCTGTCTCTCTGGGCACATTGATTGTATTATGTTTTCAAACGAAATGAATCGATATCATTTCCTCCCAAAGAAGATGCAATATGACTTCTTTATAAATAGTCTGAGGAAAAAGAAGAGATTTTCTCCCTGGCTCCGTCAAGATAAAATCAAAGACCTTGATTATGTCAAACGTTATTATGGTTATAGTAATGAGAAGGCAAAACAAGCTTTGAGGATTCTTACTAAAGAACAACTAACATTTATTAAATCGAAATTTGAAACTGGAGGAACAAAATGAGTGTCGTTCAAGAACCTGAAGTGAAGTGGACGCCCGACCAAATGGTTGAAGTGATTCTCAATGAACCTGATGATTTTCTTAAGGTTCGTGAGACTTTGACCCGCATCGGAGTTGCTTCAAGAAAGGAAAAGAAAATCTATCAGTCTTGTCATATTTTACACAAGCAAGGTAGGTATTATCTCGTTCACTTTAAGGAACTGTTTGCTCTAGATGGCAAACACGCAAACCTGACCGTGAATGATGTTCAGCGTCGTAATCGTATTGCCCAACTTCTTGCAGACTGGGGTCTGATTGAGATTGTGGATGTTAAAAAAATTCAAGACATCGCTCCTCTGAATCAAATTAAAGTTCTTGCTTATAAAGATAAGGGTGATTGGATTCTTGAAAGTAAATATAATATTGGATCTAAGAAAAAAAGAGTAGAGGATGCCGAATGATAAAGAGCGGGTTTTACACCCGCTTTTTTTGTAAGAAGTATTATAATTATATACGGATGCCGAAAGGGTCCACAAAACACAAACTCGCTTTAAAAAAGGAGCTACTATAATGACTAACCTCACAAGGTATACTGCTGCGGATCTTCCTGCTTTGATGGAAAGAATCACCCGCAATAGCATTGGAATGGATGAATATTTTGATCGTCTATTCAATCTTCACGAAACTACAACAAATTATCCACCATATAACCTCATTCAAATAAATAATGTTGAATCTCATTTGGAACTTGCACTTGCTGGATTCAAAAAAGGAGAAGTAAATGTATACACAGAGTATGGAAAACTTTTTGTCGAAGGACAAAAAGAAGATACCGAATCGGATAGGACGTTTATCCACAAGGGAGTGGCTAGCAGAAGTTTTAAACGAGCGTGGACTTTATCCGACGACACAGAAGTTAGGGAAGTTGTATTCGAAGACGGACTTTTACGGATCGTACTTGGGAAAATAGTTCCAGAGCATCATGCTCGTAAGGATTATCTCTAAATAATAATACCTGATTTGACCGCAATCTATCAGAAAGAATTGTCTATATAGTTTGTATCGTCGGCGCAGACGGGGGAGGTAACTGGCACAATCCAGTTGACACCTCCTCTTTTTTTGGGTATAATGAGTTGAAGGAGAAACTAAAAAATGTCAATTAAACTTGCACTATTAAAATCTGGAGAAACAGTTCTTTCTAATATAAAGGAAC